ATGATAAAATTCGCATCTATTGGTGCCATGATAACGCCGACGATCCCATGTATAACCATCTCCGTAACGAGGGATGGCGCAAGTTTCACAAGATTGTGTTCGTCTCATATCTCCAACAACAAGAGTTTATCAATCGGTTTGGTATTCTGCCGTCTTGTTGCACCGTCATGCATAATGCGATTGTACCGATCGCCGTCAATATTGACGAGAAGAATTATGACCGCATCGAGTTGGTGTATTTATCAACTCCGCATCGAGGCTTGGGGCTACTTGTTCATGTCTTCCAAAAGCTAACTGAGAAGTATGGTGACGGCATTCATTTGCATGTCTATTCTTCTCTGAAGCTCTACGGTCGAGACGAGCAAGATAAGCAGTTCGAACCGTTATACGACATTATTCGAAACGACCCAAACATGACCTATTACGGTTCGGTGTCGAACGACGAAATTAGGGAAAGCCTCAAAACCAAGCACATCTTTGCCTATCCATCCATCTATCGGGAAACCGGATGTCTTTGTCTTATGGAAGCCATGAGCGCAGGATTGCTCTGTGTTCATCCGTCTCTTGGTGCTTTGCCAGAAACAGGCGCTCATTGGACGTTGATGTACGATTTCCACGAGAACCATCAAGTGCACGCCGCCCGACACCATGCCGCGCTCGATCAATCTATTCAGATGCTCAAGCAACAACCGCCGATTATCGAATTGAAGTCGCAAAAGAGCTTCAGCGATCTTTACTATGCATGGGATTTACGGGCGTTGCAGTGGGAAGGATTGTTGAATGAATTGCGGCAGATTTATAAAGATGTCGATAAGTCAGTTCCGAAAGTAACCCCAATATTTCGTTATGGCGCATGAGACCTACATACTAGGAAAGATCGTCTCGGAGAACATCATTTGTCCAACGACAACTTATTGAAGTTCCCAACTTCACAACTTCCAACCGTGGAATCGGTTAGAGAAGACCTTCATGAAATGAGACAAGATACCATCAACGGAATTACCGAAGAAATCAAAGATGACATCTTGTCATTTCTCTCGGTGACTGGATTTGATCCATTGCATGACGAGAACTTGCTTCCTGAAACGCTGTTGATCATCGAAGCGGTCCGTAGTCTCGTTTCCAAGAAGTTTGGAGAACATCACGTCTTCCATGACTTAGCTGAAAATGTCTTTGGAATCGATCAGAAATCAGGGAAAATCGTATTTACTGCCCCGAATTTCAAATTCGTGAAGACAAAGAAAAAATCATCAAAAGACAATGCAAATAATTGATCTTAGTCAACTAATGTTGTCGGCAATTTTCGGATCGAAGAGAGACTTGGAACTGAACATCGATAACCTACGTGGAATGATGCTTGCGATGATTCGCAATCTCAATTCCAAATTTCGCTATCGATATGGAAACCTTGTCATTGCGGTTGATGGAGAAAATCCGTATTGGCGAACTGAACTCTTTCCACATTACAAAGCAAACCGGGTCAAGCTCCGGGAAAAGAGTGGGCTTGACTGGACACAAGTGAAGGCGGTCGTCGGGCAATTCAAAGCCGAACTCGATGAATACTTTCCTTACAAGTTTATCGAAATTCCGCACGTCGAAGCCGACGATATCATTGCGACGTTGGTTTGCCGCAACGCCGAACCAATCATGATCATTTCTTCCGATCATGATTATATCCAACTTCATCGTGATAACGTGAAGCAATACGATCCGATCAGAGACAAGTTCATTTATCACGACAATCCATCTGGATATTTGGTCGAACACGTCATCAAGGGTGATGCCGGTGATGGCATTCCCAATGTGTATTCGGATGACGATGTGTTTATCAATGACGCCAAGCGTCAAGTCGTCATGACGGAAAAGCGTTTCGACATTGCTTACTCAACATGGCTTTACAAGTTGCCGGATACTGATTCGAAAATGCGCGCCGGCATTTGTCGAAATGAACGTTTGATCGATCTGTCGATGATTCCTAGTGACATTCAAGACAAAATCACGGAGTCTTTCAATTCCCAACCCGAGCGCCCTCGCTTGATGATGCGTAAATACTTCATGACACATAAACTCACATACCTCTCTCGCTCCCTTGGGGAATTTTGAATGAAATTGATGATCTCCGAAATTCTACAACAAGCCTCTCTTATCAAGACGCGCAAGGAAAAAATTGCGTTCCTCCATAAACACGACAACATTGCTTTACGTCGTGTTCTTCATGCGACTTTCGACCCAAATGTCGAATTTCTGCTTCCGGAAGACAATCCCAAATATACCCCTGCATTTGACTACATCGGGCATATGATGCTCTACTCGGAATCCAAGAAGCTCTTCAATTTCATGAAGGGCGGCAACAACAATCTTTCTCAAGAGCGACGTGAGACCATGTTCATCGAATTACTCGAAAGCATTCATCCAAAAGATGCCGAGATGTTACTCAAGGTCCGAAAGAAGCGTCCGCCGTTTCCGACGATCACAGAATCTTTAGTTCGTGAAGCCTTCCCTTCGTTATTGTCAGTAAAACCAGAAAAGGAAAAAGAAGAAGTTTCCAATGAGCCGCAGTCGTAAAAAACAAAGAAACTATTGGGATGATTACTCCGATTTCGACGACGAACCTTTCCATAAAAAGGACGACAAGCGTCGAGAGAAGAAGCGTAAGAAAGAGAGCCGGTTCCGAGAACTAGAATCCGACGACTTCGATATCAATCTAACCAAATACTAAAGGAGTTTCCCTTGCCAGAATACTTGTTCAAGAACAAAGAAACCGGAGAAGAATGGTTGGAGTGGATGGGGATTTCCGAGCGGACTAAATTCCTCGAAGACAACCCGCGAGTCGAACAGTTGGTTCATGGCTGCCCGCCAAAGGCATCCGATCCCATGCGGGTCATGGGGACGACGGTTTCTAAACCGAACAATGGCTTCCGAGATGTCTTGCGGGAAGTCAAGAAAAAGCATCCTCGCGGCGATTACGTCAACACGTTTGTTCTCTCTCTGTTCTTGTTGGGAGGGAATTTTGCCTGGATTTATTTACATTTGGTTTGATCGACATAGGAAGAAATTTTATGTAGGTTGTCATTGGGGAGAACCGAATGATGGTTATGTGTGTTCATCGGTCCATATGAAGAGAGCATACAAAAATCGCCCGCAAGATTTCAAACGTAGAATTTTAGTTTCGAACATCATTACTAAATCAATGATGTTCGAAGAAGAACTTCGTTATTTGAATTTGGCATCTAAGAGACCAGAGAGATATTATAATAAACAATTCACTAATGATCATTGGTCAGCAGACGAAGAAAAATCTAAACAAGTCAGGAAGAAAATTAGTGAATCTAATAAAGGAAAACCAAAATCAGAAAAAGCAAGAAAAAATATGAGTATTGCTAAAAAAGGAAAACCTAGTTGGAATAAGGGAATGAAAGGATATAATGCTGGTAATAAAAATCCAGCGTGGAAAGGAGGAGTTAAATCTTTACAATTAAGAATAAGACATTCATTACAATATAGACAATGGGTTAGTGATGTTTTTGAAAGAGATGATTATACTTGTATGGTTTCTGGAGTTCGAGGTGGGAAATTGGAAGCTCATCACATTAAACAATTCGCTAAAATATTAGAAGAATATAACATTAAGACAATAGAAGAGGCGGAAGATTGTGCAGAACTATGGAATATCAATAATGGTATTACTTTATCGAAAGAAATTCATAAAGATATACATAAAAAAGACTAATATGATAGAAAAAAACATAAACGATGATAAACTACTTAAAAAATTAGGAATTGTACCACACAAGGGACAAATTAATGTTTTAAAAGCCATCTCAGACAGAGAAATTAGAGATATTGTGCTAGTTTGTGGAAGAAGATGGGGAAAATCGTTCATTATGGGTTATAGTGCGGTGAGAGAAATGTTACTTCCTAATAGAAAAGTATGGATAGTAGCACCAACAACAGACCTAACCCAAAAAGTATTCACCTATATTATTCAGTTTATCTCAAAGCTATACGAAGCTGGAGAGTATCAAATAACAACCAAGCCTTATCCTAAAATATTAATGGCTAATGGCTCACAGATTGAATGTAAGACTGCTGATAATCCTGTTTCTTTAATTGGAGATGAAGTAGATGTATTAATTATTGATGAGGCGGCTAGACTAGCACCAATGACTTATGAAAGAGAATTGGCGGCTACAACAATGACTCGTAAAGGTAGAACTATTTTTATAAGCACACCTAAAGGAAAGAATTGGTTTTGGTTGAAATATTTACAAGTGAAAGGAAATGATGATGGATTTGTATATAATGCTCCAAGTAGTGATAATGAATTAAATACAGCGGAAGAGTTAGATAAAATTAAAAGAACTGTTCCCGAAGGATTATGGAGACAAGAATATCAAGCTCAATTCGTAGATAGCGGAACTGAATTATTCAAGAGTGAGCATATAAAAGAAATAACTAACGAACCAAAGGATTGTTATGAACCTCCTAGATTTGACCACAGATATGTGTTAGGAGTAGACCTAGGAAAATCACTAGACTGGACAGTATTAACAATGGTAGATAAACAATCAAATAAGGTTGTTTATTGGGAAAGATACCAAAAGATTGATTGGGTATTAAATAAAGATAGAATCGTAAGCGCGGCTAAGAAATATAACAATGCTAGAATTATTATTGATGCTACTGGAAACGGAAGCCCAATAGTTGATATGTTAACTAGAAGTGGATTGATGGTTGATGCCTTTGTTTTTACTGGTAGTAATGCAAGAACTGGTAAATCTAAAATGGATTTATTAGATAAACTATCTATCTATATTCAAGAAAGAGGAATATTAATACCAAACGAACAACAATTAATAGACGAGTTAGAAGCATTCGGACAGGAAGTAACTGATAGTGGAAATATAGTTTATTCTGCTCCTACAGGAATGCACGATGACTGCGTGTGCTCGTTAGCACTATCAGTATGGGGATTATTTTCAGTTAAGCCACAAAAAGAGGCAAGAGAATTCATACCCAAAGACCTAAGTGTTGATAAGAAACCACCCAAAAGAATACATAGATAATTATGGCAAAAGAAAAACAACAAGAAGAGACAATTCTTTCTATCATTCAAAATGAATTGAGTGAGTTTAAGGACGAGATAACCATTATAGATGGGTGGAATTTTAATCAAAAGAAACAAGTAGAACAAAATATTCTTTATTTTAATTCTAAGTTCGTTGATGGAGAGATTGGAGATGATGGATTAAAGTTGTATTTTTTTAACATTATAAAAGCCGCGTGTGGAACTACAACCAAGGCGATTGATATTGATACAAAGGATATTCTTTTACTTACAGCCGAAGGAGGTAACTCATTAAAAACTTGGTTCTATCAAAGAGATTTAAAGAATTGGATGAAGAAGAAAGAGTTCGGTAAGATTCTTAATAGGATAAGTGAGGAATTACCAATATTTGGAACTTGTGTATTAAAGTATGTTAATGGAGAAATTAAATTTGTTAATCTAAAGAACTTCATAGTTGAACAAAACGCAGAGTCATTAGATTCATCAAATTATATTATTGAAGAACATTATTACACACCGTTCGAATTTGAAAGAATAGGAAAAGAATTAAAATGGAACAATGTTGATGATACATTGACTACATTTAGAAAATTAAATTCTGGTTCTCAATACATTAGAGTATTTGAAAGATATGGAGAAGTGAAGAATGAGAAGACTGGAAAATTTGAATATAGCATTTCTTTAGTAGCAGATATTCCAATGGATGTTAAAAATAATCCAGACCAATCATTTGAAACATCTGGAGGCTCTGATTACACTTTAAAGGTTTTAAAGGTAAAGAAACATCCATATATTGAATTTCATATTAATAAGATTGCTGGAAGATGGTTAGGAGTAGGAGTTCCAGAAGCATTAAGTGAAAATCAAATTAGAATTAACGAATTAATGAATCAAAGAGTTCGTTCATCATATTATGCAACATTAAGAATATTCCAAACAAGAGATACTGGTGTTGCTAGAAATTTATTACAAGACTGTGAGAATGGTGATGTATTAAATCCAGAAGATGAAATTACTGCCGTTCCTATGGAAGATAGAAATGGAACTGCATTCTACGACTCAGAACTAAGGACTTGGGAAGATAATGGACAAAAGCAAACATTCGCATCAGATTTAATGATGGGAGGAAGAGCACCAGCTGGAACACCACTTGGTTCTGCTCAATTAAGTGTTAGTATGTCTATCTCTTATTTTGACCAAATGAAAGAAAACGTAGCACTTCAATTAAAGAATCTACTTTACAATTATATATTACCAGACTTTGCTAAATATGCAAGTAAGGCACATATTATAAAAATATTTGGAGAAGACATTGATAAGATGAGGGAGATGATAATTGATACTCACTCAAGAAAGAAGTTCTTTGACTTTATTATGAAAAATGGTAGAGTACCAGACCCAGAATTTATGGAGATGGTTAAAGAGATTGATAGAGAACAATTATCAAAGAAAGCAGAGTTAATGGTTGGAGCTGAATCTGGATGGTTCGATGATGTAATGTATTACATAGATATTATCATTACTGGTGAATCTATTGATATTGCAACAAAGGCTTCTAATATTTTACAAGCATTCCAAATATTACAACAAGACCCAACAGTATTACAAGACCCAACTAAGAAAAAGATATTTGCTGCATTCTTAGAAAAAGGAGGATTAAACTTAGCAGATATTGAAGCGAACGTTCCTAAAGCTCCTACAGCGGTAGAGCAACCAACACAACAATCTGGTGGTGGGATAAGTGCACCAGCACCACAAACAACTGGACTAACAAAGACATCAACTAAAATATAAAACTTATG